TAAGATTAGCACCACTAGAGACTAGAAGGTTTTTCTCATCTACACCTACTTCATCTTCTAAACGAACAAATGTTAGAGACTCTATTTCATCTACTATAGTTGTATAGAATGTCTGTCTAATTGAATATGTCTGACCAGTTTGTGGATCCGTAGGCCAGTTAGTCTCTAGAGCAGGTACGAACGTAGTAGAGCCATTTGATACGATCGATAGAACTGGTTCACTAGGATAAATGCCTTCATCAACAAACTCAAAGTCATACACTAACTCAAATCGGTAATTACCACCTCTTGACGTAGTCCATCTGTTAAGACTCCATTCATTGTAGATATCTACCTCAGTCGTTGCGAATGCAAATACTCTATCTACACCAGGATCAGGTCCAATAGTCTGCGGTGCCTCTGCTAAAACCCAAACGTCTAGACCAGTTGCAATTGGCGCTTCACAGTTATCGATAACATCAGGTACTTCAATTACTAATTGTGCTGTTGCACCTGCTACTTCATCTTGGAATCTCTCTCTAAATACTTGAATAGTTGAGTTTAGTTTGACGTCGCCAACAAAAGTAGAGTCGAATCTGAGTTCACTGATAATATCATTTAGGTATTGAATAGTGTCAGACTGTACTTTTAGAACTTGGTCTGGTGTTATAGCCATTTCCATAATAATTAAGTTAAATGAGTATGTGCTCATCTGACCATTACGTGCTACTCCCGCCGGGTTCAAGAATGCATATGGATAATTAGCGCCATCGCCATCAGCGTCTAACACTTTAATGTCTGTTAGTTGGCCATAACCAAAGTCTGCTAGCATCAAGTGTTGATTAACTGCTAGATTGATTCTATCTACTACTTCTTTGTATACCATTAGTTTTTTGTCTTTGTTTTTGTTCTCTTTGTTGTTGTTGTTTAGCCAACTCTCTTTCTTTACGGTTTGCCATAAAGTTTAGCGCTTCTTTAATACCAAGCTTGGTCACAGCTTCTATGTGTAACACTGACTCTCCACTGAGATCTACTAAGATGTTATACCATGCTTTAGCGATCTGAGTAGGTGTTTGCTTTGGTGCGTTGGCCTCTAACTCTTTTGTATCAGGATCTTCTATTGAGAATAAACCTGAATACTGTTTATATATGTTCTCTCGCCACGCTGTGTATTTCTCTATAATCCATAAAGCTTCTTGTGCTGAGTCAGTCTGAGCATCTAATCTGTCTAAAATGAGACGCATTGACTTTTCTAAACCCATAGAGAGGTAGTACTCTATATCAATCCAATGACCAAATGTTAATGCATTGAAATCAACGATGTCCATTGGTTTACGAGAGGAGACTCCTGTGGCTATCATAATTACAGCCAACTTGGTTTGTTCATGCGTAAACTGTGCAATGATATCTAAAGGTATACCAGTAATGGCTTTGATAATGTGAGGCCAATGTTGCTCTTCTTCAAATTCATACTTCATCAAAGACATCCACTGTTCTATGGTTGGCTCTGATGTGATTGTATACTTTGTAGTGTCTATCGTAATTGTTAACATATATGATCAAATATAATCTTGTAATGACTTGAATTACCTTCGACTTCCCATAACAACGTATTGACTAGTCCCATTTTGTAGGCGATTCCAGTTTGAAATACAAAGTGCTATTATCATATCATCATGAAACGGGGGCCTCGCTGCATACCTCACAGTTCTAGTCTTCGGATTATACGACATCTCAAATACTTCTAGTTCGTGATGTAACTCTGGATTTAAACTTGGAGAGGGTATAGCAATTTGTTTTTCGTTAAACGCCAGAATCAATGACTCTACTATATCTTTTTTACTAGAGTTAGTAGTTGTAAATGGATATGTGTTGTTCCACTGTTTACGTATGGCTTCATATATTACGGTTCCCATCGAGTTGGTTTCAATCATAACATTAGCATTGTACTTCTTTGCTAGACTAACTATGTTAGATTGCATTACTTCCCAATCTTTTTGATTATCTCTGTATATCTCTATGACATTTCCTTTTTGGTCAATTGCGATCGCAACACTATAATCTGATTCCCTACCTAAATCGACACCTATAAAGACTCGACCTTGTGGTTTAGGGTATGTGTCAAATGTATTAGTATTAAAGTTTTGAAAGACCATTGACTCTCCTTCTAAAAACTCTCCTAAATACTCTGCTCTGTAAATAGCATCTGGAAGGACCTTCTTTGCTGCTTCGACTTCTTCTTTATCTATATATGGATTATCTCCTTGGTTCATACGCACACTAGCATAGTTGGGATACTCTGGGTTCTGTCCAAGTTGGTACATATTATAGAACCATTCCCTTCCACGTGGTGTGCTAAACAGGACTACTTTTTTACCATGTACAAGTGCTGTTGGCTCTATAGCTCTTCTGTATGCATCTTCTGTTTGGTAACTTGCTTCGTCTAGAAAGAGATACGAAAATGTGTATCCACGCAAACCATCCTCTCTTTCACTAGATCTAAAGTATATCTTTGAACCAGTTTTAAGTTTAATCTCATGATTACTAAAGTTGGTTGATTCTACTATACCACTATCTTTAATAGCTTCATATAGATCTTCCATTAGTTTTCTAGCTTGTTGATAGATTGGCGCTATAATTCCTATTTTACTGCCTTTATCGTTTATGCCATAATATAGAATTAGATTGATTAGTAATAAAGATTTACCCTGTTGACGCGGGCTAACCACAGTAATATACTTTTCAGGTCCATTAATAATAGTGTCTATTACTCTTTGTTGTCCTTGATGTGGTCGGAAACCTTTTACTTCCATATTAAATGTTTGTTATATCTAAATCATCATAGTCAGTGTCATCTTGTACTCTTTTATCTGAATCTATAGATGGTCCAAATTTAAATGTTAAGTCTTTAAATAGATCTTCTCCATCTGCTGCTGTTACTTCAGTTCTAGCTAATGCTGGTACGAATCTTTCTGATAGTTTAATTACCAGATCCATAGCTTTTGCAGGATCTTCTGCAGCGATCTGAGCTAACCAAATGGTCATATTGGGTAGATTGTTTTCTACTAACATGGCAAAAGCTTCTTTCATCATTTTAGTAGATTTGTTAGGTGTTGTTCTACCTTTACGATTTATTCTAGGGTCATTCTTCTGAAATGGCATTGTCTTCTTCTTGTTTTTCGTTGTTTGCTAAACGCTCTAACATTTCTTGAGCATTTTCTTTTGATCTAGCATAAACTGTGTATGCTACTTGAGGTTGTAGTTTAAAGGTCAATTGACCTTCTTTGTCTCTAAATATTACATGTAATTTCATATACTATTGGTTTTTTTGATACCACTTTAAGATTTCTCTCTTTACATTTCTAAAACATCTACCACAACTAGTTGGTTGTTTAGGTACATCTGATATTTTATTATAGATTTGGTATATTTTCTCTCTTGTTTCTGTACTAGTAGACATAGCACCACTAATAAATTTTAGATTGGTTTTTAGCCATGTCATTTCTTCTTGTGTTAGTTCCATAATTTTTTATCTATTAATTCTGCTACTAAAGCTGAAAATCCAGCGTACGCTATACCCTCTAAACCATATATAGTTATTAATGGAGGTGCAGAGAACCAGTAGGTCGCACACAGAGTACACCTGAATGGCTTGTCGCTCAGCTTTAGTTTTTTTGTTAGTGTTATGTATGGTGTAAAATCTTGTAGCATCAGACCTAATCCTGCGATACCTAATAATTTAATTAGTAATTCCATTGTCTTTTAGTTTTTGTTTAATATAAAGTTTAGCTTGATTAACTGCATCTGATATACTAGTTCTAGGGATACCAGTTTCTCTAGCTAATTCTGAGTAGTTTGGTGTTTCTAACCATCTTTCAAATAATGTGACTATATACCAACCATTAATGTTTTCTGACTTTAGATCTTCTAGTATACCTTGTATAGCTGCAATACGATTATCTTTTTCATAATCATAATCTGTAGTATGAAAGGCCTCATCTTGTAACTTGGTCTTTAATTTAGTTTTATTACTACCTCCATTTTGGTATATAGCCTCATCTAGGCCAGTATCTATATCATCTTTACCTAGATTAGTATCCTGGAATTTACTGGGTTCGTATGCATACACTCTATGGTTTTGTCTATATAGTTTATGATATGGACTAGTTGATGAATGGTATTGTCTCCAGATCATACCTGACATAAATTTCATAGCTTCACCTTTAGTAACTAGTTCTTCTGCTCTTTTATGAGACATGAACTGTTCTATAACATAATGTGCTATCTCTCTATAGTTTGTGTCTTGAGTAATCTTTTCTGCCATCTTGACGATGTGATCGTACTCTTGTGTTAGGAATTTATTTAACAATATTCTTTTATGGTATATTTTAAGATAGCACATTTTTCGTACTCTTCTTCTTTTTCTAGTTGATTTAAGTCAAATAACATATAAAATCTAATATCATCTAAAGACCAACTACCTGTATCTTCATAGTTACTATACTCAAATAGATAACGTTGAAATATGTTTTCAGCTATTACGTCTTTAACGTGTTCAGGTGCATTAAACCAATTAATATCTTTTTTTGGCCAATCATTATCCATGGGTTACCTATCGGCTTTTTTAATATAACCTATCGTCTCTCTAGTAAAGTTAAAAGACTTTTGGCCAAATGTGTTACGTAACCATTCTTTATCTTCACCTTCATCTAAAAGGACATTGTTATTTAAACAACCTAATAAATAGGCCCATATCAATTGTTGTCTAGTGTCTTTTATATCTAGATTTACTAGATTTGTATTTCTACTTGCTTTACCATATTTATGTTTAGGTGGTTGTTTACGCCAATGGAAAACAAGGATATCATCATACAGATGACCAATATCTAACCATTCATTAACTATAGGGTTAGATTGGATCCATGCTGCAACACCATCTTTTCTTTTATTACATATACGTATAACGTCATCTATATGCATTGTATAGGTTTCTTGGTATCCATAACGTTCCGCTATTCTAGTACAGAATGCAACAAGCGTTAATAAACCTTCATCTTCTAGATATTCTGCGAATTTGGGTACATTTAATGTCATATAGTATTTATCTTTATTATTTTCCTTTATTATTATATGGTTAGTTTTGGTTTTGTTTTAAACACGTGCATAAACACGTGTTTGATATTTTATTTATTTATTTTATTTAGTTAGATTAGCAATCCGCGGGCACATTAGGGTGCCGCGTTTGTAGGTAGAAACCAGTTATTTAAGTAGTCAAGCTTTGTTTGACCTTGTCTGGTCTTTGCTGCCCCTCTTGGTGTTAATTAAAAAATAAAATCTATATGTTAGTATGACTGTTGGGGCAGCTATTCAAACACCAAAAGTATTAACAGTCGCTATTCATATATTATGGCCGTCTGATCCAAACAGGCTATTTCAACAGAAGTTTCGAAGCATTGTTTATAGCGGTTCAGCTTCTATTACCGCTCTATATGTAGATTGTTATATGCTATCTTGCATTAATGTTTCTATGAACTTTTGCATCTTTAGCTTGGAAGTTGCCTCTTTTCTTGCTTCTTGCAACTTTTTTATAAACTTTACGTTTTGCTTTTTTTTCAGCTTGATCCCAAGCATCAGTATTACAAGGTATAAATTTCATTTGATTTTCCATTTTGTTTAAAGTTATACTACGATGTGGAGTATTGTTTCATTTTATTATATATCCTAGAACAATTGAAAAAAAGTCATCTCATTGTGAAACAGTTTGGGCAAAGGTCCATATAAAAATGGGTTTAATGTCAGAAGTGGAATACTGGTATGAACGTATACGCTAGATGAGGTGAGACAAGGTTTCATTCTTTTTATAGGGATGAATCTAAATGAATCCCCTATAATATTATTTAATATTATTTACCCTGTCACTGGGTGATACTGGTTTGAGATTCCTCTGATACAGCTTTACTCATTCTCTGATACTGGCCTAGATGAGGTTAGACAAGGTTTCATTCTTTTTAAAAGGTGAATCTAAATGAACCCTTTTAAATAATTTAATATTATTTACTTGTGTATGGGGAGCACCTGCTTGGTGCATCTGGGGCACCTGTTTGGTGCATACTAGGTACCAGACCTAATAGTATAAAATAATAAAATTAATCAGTTCCCCAAAACCCTCCATATTTTCTACCACTATCCCTACATAGAGATAGAAATATTGGGGGTTTCTAGAATATACTATATTTCTTACTTTTATTCTTTTTATTATAGTATTAACTTTACTACATAAAAAAGCAGGCACTCAATTAAGAATGCCTGCTAATAAATAAAAACAATATTATAACTATTAAATCAAAATGGAATATTAAACATACATGTGAATTAAAAAATATTTAATAGTTACTAGTTATATATCTGTTTTAATTATTGTTTCACAAATTATTTAATTCTTTTCGTTCTTCTATATTTGCAATCATATCTTGTTCGATCTGATCAAAGTCCTCTTCTCTTAGGGCTCTAAGAGTGTATGTCACTCCTTCTATTACTACGTCTTTGGTTATTAACATAATTATGCAATTCTAATTTTTAATGCACCTGAAGTATGATATACGCCTCCTAAAGGAATGCCCGCAGCAGCAGCTGCAGTATCATCTGCGAAGTTCATTGTTGTGTAGTTAGCAATCTGTAATAGTTTTACAGTTAATGTATCTGGTGTAGAAGCGATAACTCCATCACCTAGTGCGATAGCACCATACGCAGTACTCTGACAATCTTTCCCGATTGAAACCGAGTTTGAACCCAAGGCCCTAGTATCACGGCCTATCGCTGTAGAATTTGTTTCAGCGTTTGCTCCTGCTCCTAAACTAACTGCACTGTTTTTAGCACCGTATGCATTATTAGCGTTATCGCCTATTGCAATAGATGAACTACCTGTTCTAGAGTACTGACCAATTGTAGTTGAGTTTGTACCAACTTGGTTTCCTTGACCTATCGAAATAGCT